AGAGGATATTGAAAAACTGAATACGATGTTGAAAGACTTCCCAGCAGAGTACGGATACTTGCTTTCCAGTGCCGCCTTGTCAGCTTGTCCGAAGAACACGGTGATAGCGGATATGGTTATCGAAAATATCTTACACCGGAAAAGTTACAGGAAAATCAGCAAAGAAAGATATATCCCGATGAACCCGAAGGACTTTTATGGATACAGGCGCAAGACCGTCGCTGTACTGTATGAGAGAATGCGGTTATTGGGAGTGTGGGAGAATAGAAAATGACTGAAAATCCTAATTACGATCCCGACTACTGCTATGAATGTGGCGGGTATGGAGATGATTACTACATAGACGAAGACGGAGAACTGGTTTGCAGGTGTCCAGAATGTCCGTTTAGCGAATTTTGGGAGGATGAATAAATGCGCTTAATAGATGCAGACGAATTAATTAAATACATCAAAATTTGGGAAATTGGCACAAGTATTAGTTCTGATCAGAAAGAATTTATTGATTGTGTTAACAATCAGCCGACAGCTTTTGACATTGAAGATGTTGTGGTACAATTAAAACAATTAAAAAGAGATAAAAAGCATGATATTGCTTACGAAATTGCAGGAAAAGTATTAGACAGGATTATTGAAATTATGGAAGGAGGGTGGAACTGAATGAGAGAAATTCTTTTCAAGGCAAAGCGGGTTGATAATGGTGAATGGGTTGAGGGATGTTATGAGAAAAGATATGACCTTTTAGGCAACGAAGAACACTTAATCTTCCACGCTGATAGCTATAATGTGTGGGAATATGCGGAAATTATTCCCGAAACCCTCTGCCGGTTCACCGGTCGTTGCGACAAGAATGGGAAGAAAATTTGGGAAAATGACATTTTGATGTGCCATGGAAACCCAGAAGACCTTGCAAAAGCGGCATTTGGAGAATTTGGTGTAAGAAATATTGAAACCGGAACCATTGTAGATAAAGTTATCGGATGGCATTATGAGATTATTCCGACAGATGCAATCAGCAGATGTGAACCATTCTGTTGGCCAATGCCATTGACAGAATATTATATCGACAGATGCGAAATGGAAGTAGTTAGCAATATTTTCGACAATCCAGAATTATTGCAGGAGAAGTCAGATGAGTAAATCAGTATTAGTGATAGATACGCCAGAACGATGTATAGATTGCGAAATCGGACAGAATTATAGCAACATTATAGAAACCTGTGTTTCTTGCCCGATTGCAGGAAAGTCAGCGTTAGACGGAGAAGCAGAATCAATCCCTGATTGGTGTCCATTGAAGCCACTGCCGGAGAAAATGAAAGTAACTGGGCTTTATAACGGCGAGTATTTCAAAGCGGGAGGCAAACTACCGAGCTATAAGATCGGCTGGAACGATTGTATTGATGAAATTATAGGAGGAGGGAATTCTGATGATTAATTTAACTGGGAAAAGCGTACTCGTAAAAACGCAGGAAGAATATGAAAATATTCTTAACATTGCAAGGTTACAAGGTTTTGATAAATGGTCTGATAAAGTCAGTTTGTCGTCTAGGAATATCAAACTGCCAAATATTTTGATTTTTAAGGATAATAAAACAGTTGCTTATTGGAGTGATAAAGGAATGTTTGAAGCATCCGAAATTATCGAAAATGAAGAAAAAATCAAAGATGCTATAAACCTTGTCAGAGCATTTGCTAAATGCCCAGACAGAACAGCATTGACGGACTCATTTATTAAGTCCTTGAAGTTACTCGCAGATACTGTAGAAAATCAGATGGAAGAGGTGAAGTAGATGGAGAGATTAACAAAGATATCCGAAATAGGCAATGCGTATTATCCTAAATGTTTTGAAGAGCCATGTTGCGGAATGGGAGAATGCTTAGACGATAATTGTAGTCTTATGATTGACGCTTGCAAAAAGCTGGCAGAATACGAGCAGTTAGAAGAACAGGGCTTGCTTGTGAGATTGCCGTGTAAGGTTGGAGATGACTTATATTGCATTGTTAATGGAGAAGTCAAGAAATTAAAAGTGCATTCTTTTGGAGTACCAGATTTTGAAATTATTGATATTGAATTTAAATACGTAGACGGGTTTAAGATAGTAAGATTCGTAGGAGAAGTAGGTAAAACAGTATTTCTCACCCGTGAAGAAGCTGAGAAGAAACTAGAGGAGATTCAAAATGACAAGACCTGAGATTACAGCAAAACTATCAGCAATGATTGAAAAGAAAATCAATCCTCACAATGATCCACGCATTTATTGGGCGAAAGAAGTGACATTCGATTATTCAACAGATCATGCGGTCAGAGTGGATTATATGCGGTTCGTGCCAGCAAATAATAGTGTGTCCGGGATAGAAAAAGGTGACTGCTATTGTTATGAGGTTAAATCATCAGCTGAAGATTTTCATTCTGGTCATGGGTTGAATTTTGTTGGCGATTATAACTACCTGGTTATGCCGACAGATGTATACGCTGCGGTATCCCTTGAAATTCCACATTATGTAGGAATATATGTACCAGAAGCAAATGATCTTACATGCATCAAAAAAGCAAAGCGAAGAAATCGGACAAGGCCTGTGTCTGAAATACTTTTGATGATGTTCCGGTCTGCAAATAGAGATTGTAGAAAAGCAGTAAAACAGTTGGAGGAGATGAGGAAATGAATGACAAACTTACACCAGAAATAACCCCGCAACTCGCCGTATCAGCATTCTCAGTACTACATCAATATTGCAGCTCAATCAGTCCGCATGACTGCATCAGATGCACATTTTACGAGCATTGCCCGGAGTGCTTCATGGGGTGTCCGGGAGATCAGGGCGAGACGATAAGAAAATTACAAAGTAACGAATAAAACTAGAGAGTCGGTATTTACCGGCTCTTTTTTAGCGCAAAATTCCTCAAACATGTACCACAACTTTTCTACTGACCTGTGATAGAATATACTCAGAAGTGTTACTATGGGGTTTTATAGTTTAATTCAGAAAGGATATGATTGGATGTTGACAGGATGGCAAACGAGGAAAATTTAAAACCATTTACAAGCAATCAAAGCCGTGAGGAAGCCGTGAGAAACGGGCAAAAAGGCGGTATTGCATCTGGATATTCTAGGCGACAAAAAAAAGCCCTTTCTGATTATGTGAAAATTATAGCTGAAAGTCCTGCATCAAGTACTGCAAAAAAGAAACTTGCAAAAATGGGGATTGCTGACGAAGACGCGAATAACATGGCAGTCGTAGCAACTTCTCTGTATAAAAAAGCGGCAGATGGAAATATACAGGCTATCGAAAAATGGGAGCAGCTAACAGCAGTTTCAAAAGACGATGATGAAAAATACGAACTTCCTGCTAGAGTACTTGGCAAGGCATTCGTGGACATTAACCGACAGATTAAGCCTAATATTGAATATGTATTCGAGGGTGGTCGAGGTGGCCTAAAATCCTCATTCGTAGCTTTTAAGATTGTTGAACTTATCAAGAATAATCCTCAGATGCACGCTTGTATTACAAGACAGGTGGCCGGTACTCTGAAAGATTCTGTATATGCTAACATGAAATGGGCTATTAACGAACTGGGACTGATGGAAGAATTTGAATGTAAAGTGTCGCCACTTGAGATCAAGTATATTAAGACTGGACAGACAATATACTTCCGTGGCCTGGACGACGAAACTAAACTGAAATCTATTAAGCCGGAGTTTGGGTATATCGGAATCCTCTGGAAAGAAGAAAAAGATCAAATGAAGGGAGACGCTCAGGAACGTTCTGTTAATCAGTCAGTGCTTCGTGGTGGCGATGAATCCTATGATTTTTCATCATATAATCCACCAAAATCAAAATCGAACTGGGTAAACAGGATTAAACTGGTACCTAACCCGAAAAGAGTTATTCATCATTCGAGCTATCTGGAAGCCCCGGCAGAGTGGCTCGGGCAGAAGTTTATTGACGATGCAGCGCATCTGAAAGAAATCAATCCAGAAGCCTATGAGCATGAGTACCTGGGCGTCCCAAATGGTGACGGTGGAAACGTATTTGAATATCTTGAGATCAGAGATATTACAGATGAAGAAATCAGTCACATGGATCGTATTTTCGCTGGCGTAGATTATGGATGGTACCCTGACCAGTTCTGCTATCTCAGGACCTATTACGATTCTGCTAGGGAGAAGATATATCTGATTGACGAATTGTATGTAAATAAATGGAGCAATTCAAAGACCGCCGATTGGATCAAGAAAAAAGGCTATGACGATTACACAATGATATGTGATTCTGCGGAACCTAAATCCGTGAACGACTTCCGGGACGCCGGACTTCCTGCCAGAGGAGCAATCAAAGGACCGGGAAGTATCGAGTATGGTTTCAAATTCTTACAGACAAAGACTATAGTCATTGACCCGAAGCGAACACCGAACGCATATAAAGAAATCACAGAATATGAGTACGATCGGGACAAAGAGGGAAATGTAATAAGTGGTTATCCTGACGGAAACGACCACGCAATCTCGGCGCTTAGGTATGCTTATGAGCCGCTATTTAACAGGAGGGGGTACAGTGCATAAAATGTTAGATAGGTACTTCTTAGATAAAATAAATGAATTCTTAAGCATTAGGTTAAAAATATATGGATCATCTGACATTAACGAAATCTTAAAAGTTGTAGAATATGAAGACATTATTGTGCGAGATACTTCTGTAAGATGGATGGATTTTAAAAGGTAGATTAAAATGGGACTTATAACAACACTAAAAAGGTGGTTTAACATGATTTTCAAAAAACAAGCTGAAGAGGACTTCAATATCCAGGCAGCAGAATTCCCGGAGATGGAAGCACTGATTAACCGGTGTGCGAACATCTACAGGGGCGTACCGGAATGGTTAGATGATAAGAATAATATCAAGACGATCAATTTTGCGAAATCTGTCTGCTCAGAAACAGCCCGGCTCGCAACGCTGGCGATCGGCATTCAGATTGATGGCTCTGCAAGAGCTACATGGCTTCAGGAACAGATTGACAAGGTATATTTCCAGATTCGTCACTGGGTAGAATATGGCTGCGCTTATGGAACAGTTTTTATCAAGCCAAACGGTGAGAGCCTTGACTTATTTACTCCGGCAGATGTGATGATTGTAGATTACGACAATCAGGAAATCAAAGGGATTATATTCAAGGATTCTTACACTGTTGGACGGAAATACTACACACGGCTTGAATATCACAGGTTTGTTGAGACCACTGTGGATGGCGTGACAACCTATCCGTACTACGTATCAAATAGAGCTTATGTGTCAAAATCCCCTCAGAGCATCGGAGATAAGATTGACCTCAAACAGACCAAGTGGGCTGACCTCATGGCAGATACACCACCGATTCTCAAGGCAAACGGTGAGAAGCTGGACGGCCCTCTGTATGGAATTCTACGGACACCACAGGCGAATAACGTGGATATTAGTGCACCATTGGGCTTGCCAATATTCGCCGAAGCCATTGAAGAGTTAAAAGACCTCGACATTGCATACAGCCGTAACGCCGGAGAGATTTTTGACTCGCAGAAGACTGTTCTGGCAGATGATAGACTGCTGATGCCAAGCGGTACACCTGTATCAGCCATGTCACCACAGGGCATGGAGAACAGACGGAATGAAATGAGCTTACCGCACTTTGTCAAGAATGTATTCGGACAGGATGAAAAAGAGTTCTACCAAGAAATCAATCCACAGCTCAACACAGATACCCGTATAAGCGGCATAAATGCCCTTTTAAGCCAGTTAGGATACAAAATTGGATTCTCCAACGGGTATTTTGTTTTCAACGAAGCTAGTGGCATTCAGACGGCTACAGGAGTAGAAGCAGAACAGCAGAGGACAGTGCAATTCATTAAAGACGTTCGAGACAAACTGGAATCCTGTCTCGATGAAGTAATCTATGCACTGAACGTTTATGCCGACCTGTACGGACTTGCACCTGTCGGAGCCTATGAAGTCAATTATGATTTTGGAGACATTCTCTATGTCAGAGAAAACGACCGTGCGAGGTGGTGGCAGTATGTGATTACTGGCAAGGTTCCGGCATGGTTGTATTTCGTGAAGTTTGAAGGAATGACTGAGGAAGAAGCGAAAGCAATGGTTAAAGAAGCTCAACCAGACGAACCAAAACTGTTTGGAGATGAATAGTTATGTTAAGCCCAGAATATTTACGCCGGATAACAGAGGGCAGTGAGCAAATTGCAGAAGAACTGCATCAGTATATCATCTCTGAGATTGTGTCTCGAATGATGGCAAGAATCGGCAGAGGTGAGGATTATATTCTGACCAATGCTGACGCGTGGAGAATCAGAACGCTACAGGAATCCGGCGAACTGCTAGAGGACATTCTGGCAGAATTATCCAGATATACCAAACGTGAACAACAGGAACTTCTTGAAGCGTTTGAGGATGCCGGAATCACTGCAATGGACTATGATGACAAGATATACAAGGCGGCAGGATTAAGCCCTGTACCGCTCGAACAGTCCCCAGCTATGATAAGACTCATGGATCGGAATATGCTTGCGACTATGGGAGAGTGGAAGAACTTCACAAGAACCACTGCAAGTGCCGCTCAGAGGCTCTATATCGAGCAATGTGACCTTGCATATAACCATGTGATGACTGGGGCAGTTGGGTATACGCAAGCCATCAAAGAGGCAGTTAATAACGTTGTGAGTGATGGCGTTACCGTCACATATCCATCTGGTAGAAAAGACACGATTGAAACAGCAGTTGCACGTTCTGTCAGAACTGGTGTGGCACAGGCTGCGGGGGATATATCCCTAAAACGTATGGAAGAAATGGACTGGGATTTAGTTCTGGTCAGTGCACACATAGGAGCCAGAACAGGTGACGGCGGCGAGAACCCCGGAAATCACTCATGGTGGCAAGGGAAAATATATTCAAGGTCTGGAAAAAGCAAGAAATTTCCACCTTTTTCATTGACTGGATATGGGACTGCAAGTGGACTGTCAGGAGTTAATTGTCGGCATAGTTTTGGAGCCAGTGATGGAGAATTTAATCCCTATGCAGAACTATCAGCACAGGATAAAGCCAACAAGGGAAAGCAGTACGAAAAAGAACAGCGACAACGTACTTATGAGCGGAGAATCCGAAAAACAAAGCGTGAAGTCCTTGGACTGCAAGCAGGAGTTGACAATGCACCAAATGAAAAGGCGAAGTTCGCGCTCCAACAAGACCTTGACCGGAAGTCTTATCTTTTGCAGAAACAAAATGCTGCATACAAAGATTACTGCAAGCAGAACGACCTAAGGGAACTGCAAGACCGGCTCATGATCGCCAAGTGGAACCGCCAGAACGCTGCAAAAGCCAGAGGAGCGGCGAAACGGTATAAAACAGCAAAGGGGATTGACTGATGGATAGATGGGAATATTACAATCCGAATCCTGCCGGTAATCGAGTCGGAGATTGTGCTGTCCGGGCAATATGCAAGGCAACCGGCTTTGATTGGGAAACGGTATTTGCCGGATTAATGATACAGGCGTGCACTCTGTCAGATATGCCGAGTGCAAATTATGTCTGGGGAGCGTATCTCTATAAACGTGGGTACAGGCGCAAACTGATTGAACAATCAGAACGATATATCTATACAGTCAACGACTTTTGTACAGACCATCCGACAGGCACATACATCCTCTGCATAGATGGCCATGTGGTGACAGCGCAGAACGGCAAATATTTCGATACATGGGATAGCGGTAATGAGATCCCGGTATATTACTGGGAAAAGGAGTAGCTAAATGAGCATACAGGAATTTATTCAATTGTTTCTTTCAGTCTGCGGAGGGGTGTCCATTGTCGGAGGGGCGGCGGCCGTAATCTTTAAGTGGATTACACCGGCGTTCAGACTTAATAAGCGAGTAGAGACACTGGAAGAACATGATAGACGAGATTATGAAAGCCTTCGGAGAATCGCAGAACGAGATTCATTAATTCTGGAAGTATTGTCGACCATGCTGGACAGTCAGATCAGCGGCAACAATGTGGAGGAATTAAAAAAAACAAAACAGAAGCTTACAAATTATCTTGCACAGAATCAGCGTTAATTGCATTAATAAGGGGTATGCTCATGAAGTTATATGTATTCACTAAGAAAGATATAGACAGGTTCTTGCTAGAGTGCAATTTCACACCGGATGAAGAAAGATTGTTCCGGCTGAAATGCAAGGAACACACTCTTGAATACTGTGCTGAGCAGATGAATGTGAGTATATCCACAGCGAAACGATTAAGCCGGAGGGTGAATAATAAAATAATTAAAGTGTGCTGATACTTTTCAGATACTTATATGGGTCTTAGACGAACTGTCTAAGGCTCTTTTTTTATGTAAAAATATAGCTATAGAAAGTCATAGAATAAGTCATAGAATAAGTCATAGAATAAGTCATAGGAGGTGTACGAGATGGCATTATATAATAATCCTTATCAATATAGTTTTGGTGTTCCGGGACAGATGAATCAGTTCCAGCAACAGCCTGTCCAGATGCCAGCTCAACCAGTACAGCAACCCCAGCAGAATAACAATGGCATCCTGTGGGTATCTGGCGAAGTCGGTGCAAAATCCTATCTGGTAGCACCCGGGACAAGTGTTTTACTGATGGATAGTGAAAGTGAAAAATTCTTTATAAAATCCACAGACGTTTCCGGTATGCCACAGCCATTACGGACGTTTGAATACCACGAGGTAGGCACTCAGATGCCACCTAAACAGCCTGTTCAGAACATGGACAATAAATACGTCACAAGACAGGAATACGACGATTTAAAGGGCAAATACGAAGCTATCATAAACCGATTAAATTCATTTTCTGAACCTGTTAGAACTAATACCGTACAGGAATCAGCGGTCAAGGGAGGGAACGCAAATGAGTAATCCATTATTTAACGTACTTGGTGGTGGAATGCCACAGGGAAACGGACCAATGCAGATGATACAGCAGTTTATGCAGTTTAAGCAGAATTTTAAGGGAGACCCGAAAGCAGAAGTCGAGAAGATGTTACAGTCTGGAAAGATTTCCCAACAGCAACTTAATCAGGTTCAGCAGATGGCGGGACAATTCCATCACATGCTGAAAGGAATGAAATAGTACATTACAATCTGGCCAGATTGATGTAAATACACAAAAAGGAGATTATATTATGGATGGAAATTATAGCTTAGCAGATATTGCCGCTGCTACTGGAAACGGTAGAAATAATGACGGCATGTTTGGTGGAGATGGCAGCTGGTGGATTATTGTTTTATTCATTTTTGCTTTCTTCGGATGGGGAAACAACGGCTGGGGCAATAATGGCAACGGCGGCGGATATGCAGCCACAGCAGCTACACAAGCTGATATTCAGAGAGGATTTGATAACTCCGCAGTAATCAGCAAACTTGACGGAATCAATAGCGGCCTGTGCGATGGATTCTATGCCATGAACAACGGTATGCTTACCGGATTCAATGGAATCAACACCAACATCATGCAGACTGGATTTGGGATCCAGCAGGCAATTAATGCTGATACTGTAGCGAATATGCAGAATACCAATGCTTTACAGGCACAGCTTGCGAACTGCTGTTGCGAAACCAGGGAAGCTATCCATGGCGTGAACTACAATATGGCACAGAATACCTGTGCATTGCAGAATACCATGAACAGCAACACAAGAGACATCATTGATAACCAGAATGCAAATACGAGAGCCGTTTTAGATTATCTTTGCAATGAAAAGATTTCTAACTTACAGGCTGAAAACAATGATCTCAGACGCGCTGCATCTCAGGATCGCCAGAGTGCACTTCTCACAACTGCAATGGCTTCACAGACACAGCAGCTCATCAATGCGATTAATCCAGCACCGATTCCGGCATATCAGGTTCCTAATCCGAACACATATTACGGATGCGGATGTAACACTGGATGCAATTGCTGATAATTTCATATCGAGAGTATCTTTCGATTGATTCGGATGTCGGCTTATGCCGTATTACACAGAGGGGCAGGCTGAGACCTGTCCTTTTGTGATATGAAAGGAGTATTTTTATGGCAGAATTTACAAATGTAGCTGCTCAGACTGTAGCAGCAAATGGAAATGTAGTATTTTCAAACACAGCAGTTAAAGGTTCTAACTGCATTCAGCACAGAGAGGGAAGTGGAATCATCACTCTGAGAGGACTGACTAATCAGTGTAAAGCAAGATTCTTTGTGGATTTTTCCGGTAATATCGCAATTCCAACAGGCGGTACTGTCGGAGCCATTTCTCTGGCTATTGCAATCTCTGGCGAACCGGTTCTTTCTTCACAGATGATTTCCACACCGGCGGCAGTGGACCAGTATAACAATGTGTCCTCTGGTATCTATATTGATGTACCTCGTGGATGCTGCGTTAATATCGCAGTAGAAAACACAAGCGATCAGGCTGTTTCTGTTGCGAACGCAAATATTGTCGTGACCAGGGAAGCGTAGGAGGTGCGATTATGAGAGACATTAAAGACTTATGTGCAAGAATCGAAGACGAACTGTCCAAAATCGCTGATAATGGACTGACCACCGGAAATCTGGAAATGACATACAAGCTGATTGATATGTATAAAGATATCAAGAATACGTATTACTGGGACAAAAAAGTGGAATATTACAACACTGTCCTTGATGAGATGCGTAGCGGCTACAATGACGATTACAGCGAACGCGGAAGAAAGCGCGACAGCATGGGGAGATACAGTTCGAACGACGGCAGAATGATGCCAGATTACGACAGAGGTAGTTCTTATGCCAGACGTGGTGAACATTATGTCAGAGGACATTACAGCCGTTCTGACGGACGAGATGCTTATGACGACTATATGACACAGAAACAGAGCTATCGTTCCGGCAAGTCTGAGGACTGCAAGAGAAAAATGCTTGCCGCCCTGGAAGAACACCTGGACGAACTCACTACAGAAATGAGTGATATGTCCAAGGACGCAGAGTGCCGGGAAGAACGTGATCTTGTCAAGAGATACGTAGAAAAACTCCGGGATATGCTCTAATTAGCTAAAACATGTACCACAACTTTTTGAAAGGTTTGTGGTACAATGTATTCATAAGGAAGATTCGTAAGTGGTTGCAGCCACTTGACATAGACATTTTTATTGATTCCTCATTTCTCGGGTGCGTGTCCTTAATAGAAAATGCAGTGGCCGGATTGCCACATAAGAAGCATGAGGTTGAAAAGCGGATGCAATTTCCGACGCGTACCATTGCCGTTAGTGCATGGCGGCATACCATCCTTGTGAGAACATATAACTGGACAGTGGAATTCAACCCGCGCAGAGGTGTGCGACCGTATAGGCGGTGTTGACGTAGCCCGAAACGTCTCGTGTTTAGGCATAGCACGTAAAATACCTTGCTAACCCGGGAATCCGGGTTAATGGGATATAGCTCAGTTGGTAGAGCACTTGACTGTTAATCAGAGTGTCACAGGTTCGATTCCTGTTATTCCAGTTACCCTGCCAGTGGTCTAACTGGCTTAATCCATTTACCTGCGGCGGCAGGTCAATAAACACGACCAGGAGGATATATATGCAGAAACTTATTGACACATTAAAATCATTTGGAATCGAAATCCCGGAGGACAAACAGGCAGATGTGAAGAAAGCACTCTCTGAGCATTACAAAAATGCGAAAGAAGTAGCAAAAACTCTGTCAAAGGTCGAAGGAAAACGTGATGGCTGGAAAGAACGTGCCGAGACAGCAGAAGAGACCTTAAAAGGCTTCGACGGTATCGACCCGGCAAACATTCAGACGGAGCTTGCTGGATGGAAGAAAAAAGCGGAGGACGCAGAAAAAGAGTTTAATGCGAAAATCTATGACCGTGATTTCTCAGATGCTCTGAAAGCAGCACTTGATGATGTTAAGTTTTCCAGTGAAGCGGCTAAGAAGTCTGTTATGGCAGACATTAAAGAAGCAGGATTGAAGCTGAAAGACGGTAAAATCCTCGGACTAAATGACCTGATTGAGCAGATGAAGCAGTCTGACGTATCTGCTTTTGTAGATAAATCTCAGCAGCAGGCTCAGCAGAATCAGGCAAGATTTACCACTCATGTTGGACAGCAGCAGACACCGGTAAGCATGACAAAGAAGGAAATCGAAGCGATCAAAGACCCGTCCGAGAGACAGGCTGCAATTGCTCAGAATATCCAGTTATTCCAGTGATTTTTTTACACCGACTATGCATCAGAGTATAGCCGCTAACCCAATACCTTAACAATTATGGGTAGAAAGGATTTTTTATGTCAGCAAAAACAAATCTTATTATGACTAATGATATTCATGTCACAGCACGTGAGATTGACTTTGTTACCAGATTCGAAAGAAACTGGCAGCACTTACGCGATATTCTCGGTATCATGCGTCCAATCAAAAAGACACCCGGAGCGGTTCTTAAATCAAAATATGCAGAGGGTACATTACAGAACGGAAATGTTGGTGAGGGCGAGGAAATCCCTTACAGCAAATTCGTTATAAAAGAAAAGCCATATGCAGAAATGACTATCGAAAAGTACGCAAAGGCTGTATCCATTGAAGCAATCAAGGATCACGGTTATGAGAACGCTGTTCAGATGACTGACGATGAGTTCCTTTTCCAGCTTCAGACTGACGTTACCGGCAGATTCTATGACTATCTGAAAACCGGTACACTTACTTCCACAGAAACTACATTCCAGATGGCTCTGGCAATGGCTAAAGGGCGCGTAGAAAACAAGTTCAAGCAGATGCACAGAAATGTGACTGGTGTTGTTGGATTTGTGAACATTCTGGACGTATATGAATACCTTGGAGCGGATGAGATCACTATTCAGAATCAGTTCGGCTTCCAGTACATGAAAGATTTTATGGGATTCAATACTATCTTCCTGTTATCTGACAGTGAGATTCCAAGAGGACAGGTTATTGCAACTCCTGTTGAGAACATCGTACTTTACTATGTAGACCCGAACGAATCTGACTTTGCGAGAGCAGGTCTGGTGTATACCGTTTCCGGCGAGACAAACCTGATCGGATTCCATACACAGGGCAACTACCACACAGCAGTTTCCGAGGCGTTTGCAGTTATGGGACTTACTCTTTTTGCGGAGTACATTGACGCAATCGCAGTAATCACCATTGATGAGACACCAACACTTGGTACTCTGACAGTAAATTCCGTGGCTGGAACAGCAAGCGGTGATACAAAAATTACCGTAAATCCGACTAAGGAAAATGCCAACAACGTATATAAATACAAAGTTGCAGCAGATGCAGTAACTGTTGGATATGGACAGAATCTCAGAAACTGGAGTACTTGGGATGGAAAAGCCGATATCACAGCAGCAACCGGACAGAAGATTACAGTGGTTGAGTGTGATGGAACATACAAAGCACTGAACGCCGGAAGTGCAAGCGTAGCAGCAAAATGATGATCGATTAGGAGGTAGCTGGCATGGCTTATGCAGATTATGATTTTTACACAGAATCCTATTATGGCAATGTCGTGCCAAAAGCTGACTTTGATCGTCTGGCAGCCAGAGCCAGCGATTTTATTGATACATTGACATTTGATAATTTGGTGGACGGACTGCCAGCTGATAAGCGTTCACAGAAACGTATTAAAAAGGCGGTCTGTTCACTGGCTGAATTAATGTATCAGATTGAGCTTGCTGAGAAGAATGCTACCAATGCCGCTGTGAGCGGTACGTCAACTGCAATCGGGTCTGGTGGTAGCACGACAGGCATTGTAACATCTGTATCCTCTGGAAGTGAATCCATTTCCTACGCCACGCCTCAGCAGATTGGAGCAAGTGCAAAGGAATGGAGTGCGGTGTATGCCGCCGCCGGGGATGTACAGAAAACGAATGACTTACTTCTTAAGACAGCTTTGCCGCTTCTGATGGGAGTGAGGACAGATGATGGCATACCGATATTGTATGCGGGGGTGTGAGCATGAAATATGTACGAATAAAACCGACTATAGTTGAAGCTATTCAGTGTTTTACCACTCCAGAGAGTATAGCTCAAATTGAAAAGTTTGTTGGCGATTCGGTAGAAATTAATAACAACCTTAAAACACCGCACATTGAGATTTCCACATATTCTGTTCTATTTAGAGATGGTGAAACAGTTGATTTGGTACTCATAAAACCCGGAGACTACATATTGCGTGATGAAGAAGGGTATTTCAATACAATGACAAAGGATGAGTTTGAAGAAGAATTTAAGGAGGTATCTGAATAATGGACATTTCAACATTAGGCTCATGTATCGCAATCGTTATGATTTGCTACATCGTAGGAATGGGCTGTAAAGCATCAAAAAGAATCTCTGATGAATGGATTCCAGTAATCATGGCGGTTATTGGTGGGATTCTCGGAGCGGTCGGAATGGGAGTTATCCCGGATTTCCCGGCAACGGACTATATCACGGCAGTTGCGGTCGGTATGTTTAACGGATTGTCGGCGACCGGTGTGAATCAGGTTATTAAGCAGACAGTGCAGAAAGAGTGATTTTATGGGCGGACGTGGCGGAAGTAGTGGAATGGGCGGAGCAAAAGAAACTGCATTTTCTGTTACCATGAATGGAGAAACAACAGAATACAAGTTTACCAAAAAGGGCAAACAGAATTATTATCAGCGCGGCATCGGTGGACATATCGAAGAAACGCCACTGAACATGTCCGCATCTGAGTTTCGTAAAAGAGTAGAATCCAACGGTGCAACTGTAAAGAAAATGAGTGTATCTAGTTGGAACAAAACAGAGAAAGCCAGAGAGATAGAACATGCAAACCGTCCTGATTATGAACTTGGCATAGGCTTGAAAGATAATTCGGCATACAGGAAGACAGCGAGAAGAAACAGACTTATGACCAGAGCCATGAAAAGAAAGAGATAGCCTATGGCAGATAAATCAACCAGCATAGCTTACGAAAATCTAAACCGCCGTATCTTTCCTGGCATTGGTGAATATGGCATACCACAGATAGAACCTGAGACATTCGAGGGCAACTGCGAATTTGTCGGCTTTAATTATGCTAGAGGAAAATGCAGTAATCCAGAAGAGAAAGCTGTTCATTTTTTTTTAGATGATTACCAATTTGACGCACTATGGAGAAATCCAGACAGGTATGTGGACAAGCTGAGCAGATTCCGGTACATTCTAACACCAGATTTCAGTACCTACACCGATTTCCCTAAAGCTATCCAGATATACAACCATTACCGCAAGCACTGGATTGGTGCGTATCTGCAAGAATATGGTTGCCGTGTGATTCCAACAATCTCATGGAGTACACCAGATTCCTATGATTGGTGCTTTGACGGAGAGCCAGAGGGCGGAACAGTGGCGGTCAGTTCAGTAGGCTGTATGAACAGTAAAGGCAAAAAGTGCCTATTCTTGTCAGGGTATAACGCCATGATTGAACGATTGCATCCGGAAAACATTATTTTCTATGGGAAAGTGCCGGAAGAGTGTAAAGGAAACATTGTCCGAATAAAATCATTCTCTGATAGATTTTCAAAAGCAATATGTGAAGGATAGGAGGGTATCATGTACGAAAAAACGGTGACGATTTTTGACTATTACGAATCAGCCACGACAGGAGATGCGTACTGGTATCCTCATGTTTTATCCGGCGTTGACCTCATTACGGACAAAGGAGCAATCCTTAAAAAGTACGGGCCAGACGCAACTGACAATGCACAGTTACACGTTCGATATACTGTCCAGAACGGTGATATAACCATTACTGATAAAGACGGCAAGATTCTCCCATGGGTGCCACCTAAAGAGTGGAAACAGCAGATTAACAACGCTCTGGAAGATACTATCACATTCTCGGACGAATCATTCTTCTGGGATGGCGAGTGGACTGGTGGAACGGTATCTGATGGTGATTATCGGAATGGATTCTATCAGCACATGAATGAGAACAAGGATAACGTGTTTAAGATTACCAGTGTAGGCGGTCCGTATACACTGATTCCGCATTTTGAGATTCTGGGTAAGTAATATGAGTAAGATTCATCATTTTAAAGGGTTCTCCATAGTCGATGGAGATATGAAAATCAAGCTGAATATGGATAGATTCTCCAGACAGTATCAAGAAGCCCAGTATCTCCTTGATGGGATGGTTATGGACAGTATGATAGAGTTTATGCCAATGATTTCGGGAGATTTTATTGACCGAACAAGAGTCAAAAGTACATCAATGCAAGGAACTGGATTTGTATGTGCTGCGGCTGCTCCTTATGGACGCTTTCTTTATTTTGGAAAAACCATGGTCGACCCCGCAACAGGTAGTACATGGGCAAGACACGATGCGGAAAAGGTTCTTGTGAGCCAGTACTCCGGTAAAACGAATGCAAAAGAAAATCTTCAATATACAAAATCACCGCATACTCAGGCGCAAGCTGAATGGTTCGATGCCGCTAAACGACAATACGGCAGTACATGGATTCGCAAAGTAAAAGCACAGGCAGGAGGTGGCAGACATGGTCGTGGATAATTTGCCTAAGCCAATCAGAAAAGATGCAGATGGAAAAGACATTATAGCAGATGCTATGAAAACTCTTTTAAATCAGTATCCGGGCTTATATGAAAATGAAACAATTAAATTTGAAGAACTCGGCAAAGAATCCGGCATTGCATTTTCTTCAGACAACGGAGCATTGGTCTATTCAGAAAAAGAAGATATCTGTGGAACGATGCATCAAGTATGCCAGTACCCATTTTACGTGGTATACCGAACAGCATCCGACAAGGAACGACAGAAGCTATCTGTTCAGAAGATCCTGGATAATCTCGGTAAATGGATATGCCGGGAACCAGTTGTTATAAATGGTACTGAGACACGTTTAAATGCGTTTCCTGAGCTTTCGCAGGGGCGAGTGATAAAACGCATCACCCGTGATAACTCTTATGGTTTAGAGCCACAGGAGAGCGGCGTACAGGACTGGTTATTGCCATTATCGGTACGCTATGAAAATACTTATGAAGTAATATAACAAGTAACAACCGGCTATCAATTGGAGATAGTCGCTAACCTACACAGCCTTTTAAAAGTTATAGGCAGAAAGGACATTTCTATGGCAGTTACAGGCAAAATTGACCGTAAATATATGGCTCATTATATCGACGCAGGTTCCCTCTGCGGAGGACCGACACCGAAAAATGAGCGTCTTGGAAAAGATCTGGAAGAGTACAACGTAGAACTCAATCCAGATACTGAAACATCTAAAAACATTCTTGGAGAATCCACATTCAAACACAATGGCTACGAAGTTTCTTCTGACGCTGATCCGTTTTATGCAGATACTACTTCTGATCTGTTCACGGCATTACAGAAGATCGTTGATGGACGCCTCAAAGATGACAGCCTCAAAACAAAAGCAGTTGAAGTTCATCTCTGGACAGAAGCCACGGCAGGCAAGTATGAAGCATATCAGCAGGATTGTTATGTTGTTCCGACCTCCTATGGCGGTGATACATCCGGATATCAGATTCCATTTACCGTTAACTATGTTGGCGAGCGTGTAAAAGGAAAATTTGATATCAGTTCCGGTACATTCACAGCCGACAGTGAATAAGCACATATACAAGGAGGACACGCCAAATGGCAAAAGTAATTAATACCAAAATTGATGATGGAATTCTCATTTTCACATTCACGAATAACAAAGACGAAGTTTTTTCTTCTTTCAAATTGAATCCGACCGATATCAATGCAGCAGCACGTGCAGAAGAAACGGCAGAATACTTTGAACAGCTTAAAGGATCTATCCAGAAAGTCACGTCTTGTAAAGAAATGGCTAAACTCAATAAACAGATCGAAGACAAAATCAACTATCTGCTTGGATATGAAGCATCAAAAGACCTGTTTAAGGAACCTATTACGGCAACCACTGTATTCGGTAATGGTCAGGTATTCGCTTATATCGTTTTGGATAAGATCGCAGAAGCAATTGCACCAGAAATCGAAAAGAGAAAAAAGAAAATGCAGGCAGCAGTCAATAAGTATACGGAGAAGTATACAAAATGACCGCCTATGAGTTACCAACCTCACTGAACATTAGTGGGGTGGACTTTTCTATTAGAACCGATTTTCGAAAAATAATAGGCATATTAATCGCTCTTGGAAATCCGGATTTTAGCAATGAAGCGAAAGCAATAATTACTGTTCAGATAATGTACGAAAAATGGTGGGAGATACCAGAAGAAAATTTAAGCGAAGCTCTTCAAAAAGCTTATGAGTTCATCGACTGCGGGCAATCTGACGATAATCCAAGTAAGCCAAAGCCCCGCTTAATGGACTGGGAACAAGACGGAGATATGATCGTTCCGGCGGTAAACAAGGTTGCTGGTAAAGAAATCAGAGCGGTGCCTTATATGCACTGGTGGACGTTTTTCGGATATTTCATGGAATCCGGTGAATGTCTGTTCAACACGGTTGTTGGAATCCGGTCAAAAAAAGCGAAGGGCGAACGCCTGGATAAATGGGAAAAGAAATTTTATCAAGAAAACAAGAACATTATTGATATAAAAACACGTCTCAGCGACGAAGAGCAAGCGTATAAAGATGCGCTGAATGAGATGTTGAACCTCAAATAGTTAGGAGGTGGACACATGGCTGCTGATGGCTCAGTCATTATTGATACCAGAATGGATACAACCGGTGTCCAAAATGGCGTATCAGCTATAAAACAGTCATTTAACGGCCTTGGGAGTGCTGTAAAAAAAATCGGTCTGCTGATTGGTGGGGCTTTTGCAGTTGGCAAGTTAGTGCAGTTCGGAAAAGAGTGTGTGGAACTCGGCTCCGATCTGGCAGAAGTTCAGAACGTGGTCGATGTTACATTTACAACCATGTCGGATAAGGTCAATGAATTCGCAAAGAACGCCATGACCTCAGCCGGATTATCTGAAACAATGGCAAAAAGGTATGTCGGTACGTTCGGAGCAATGTCTAAGTCTTTCGGATTTTCAGAATCACAGGCTTACGACATGTCAACGGCTCTGACACAGCTGACTGGCGATGTAGCATCATTCTATAACATCAGTCAGGACTTGGCTTATATCAAGCTGAAATCAGTGTTTACAGGTGAAACAGAAACGCTCAAGGACCTCGGCGTGGTAATGACCCAGTCGGCACTTGATCAGTATGCACTGGCTAATGGCTACGGCAAAACCACATCTGCTATGACTGAACAGGAGAAAGTTGCTCTCCGTTTTGCTTTTGTACAAGAACAGTTATCAGCCGCATCTGGTGATTTCATCCGAACATCTGACTCATGGGCGAACCAGGTTAGAGTTATGCAGTTGCAGCTGCAATCTCTCAAGGCAACAGTCGGACAGGGATTGATTAATATTTTTACACCCGTTCTGAAAGTTATTAATATCTTGCTAGGCAAGCTGGCGACTCTGGCAAATGCGTTCAAGTCATTTACGGAACTTATTACTGGCAAGAAATCATCAGGTCAGACAAGTGGAAGTGGAGCGGGTCTTGCCGGAACAGACGCGATCGCAGATACAGCAGATCAGTATGGACAGGCAGCAGATAATGCGGAAAAATTGGCAGATGCTAATAAAAAAAATGCAACAGCTACAAAAAAAGCAAAAAAAGAAACAAAAAGCTATCTTTCATCACTTGATGAAGTTCACAAAGCCACATCTACTGGCAGTAATTCATCTTCCACACCATCTTCATCTGGTGGAAACGGCGGAGCAGGTAGCAGTGGCCTTCCGAGTTCAGTAGGAAACGTGGATTACGGCAATCTCGCAGAGGGTGAAACCGCACTTGACAAGATTAGTGATTCCGCAAAGAAACTTGCTGACCTTCTCAAAAAACTCTGGAAACCATTCCAGGACGCATGGAAAAAAGAGGGTATGAATACCATCAACGCGGCACAAACTGCTTTGTCTGGGCTTGCCAAACTTGCTACGAGTGTAGGCAAAAGTCTTGTAGAGGTCTGGACAAATGGCACAGGTACAACGATGCTTACGACCATGCTGAGGATTGCTCAGAATGTGCTTAAGACTGTTGGAAATATTGCATCCGGTTTTGCTGATGCGTGGAACAAGAACAATGTTGGAACACAGATCATACAGAATATTGCAGATGCCCTTGTGGTGGTTATGCAGTTTGTTGAGCGGATTGCCGCAGATACGGCAACATGGGCGGCAAATTTGGACTTCTATCCGCTGTTGGAATCTATCAGTAATCTAACAAGCACATTTGCGCCAATTCTGGAATCGATTGGAAATGTTCTTGAATGGATTTACAACAATATCGTTCTTCCGATGCTTAAATGGGTGATTGAAGTAGGACTTCCGACAGTGATTAATCTGGTATCGGATTTGGCTGGATTCTTTGCGGATCATCAATCAATTATTGAAGCATTCGGTGCAGCTCTAATCGGAGCGTTCGCGGCGGCGAAAATTGCAGGGCTAGCGTCAAGAATAGCAGGAAGTATAACAACAGTAGCGAGTTTTATAAAAGGCCTTATTGCACTTATGACTGGTTCTAGCGGCATTATGGGAGGAATTAAAGCTATTGCAACGGCTATCGGACCGGGCGGAATTTTTATAGCAGCAGTAACGGCATGCATTGCAATTGGCGTATTACTGTACAAAAACTGGGACAAAATAAAAGAAGTTGCGGGGAAAGTATGGGATTGGATTAAAAATAAAACATCAACATTTGTCAACACTATAAGCTCCAGTCTTAAGAATCTCGCGTCTAAAATCGTGACGATTTGGGACAACGTCAAATCCAGCGCGTATCAGAAATGGACTGCAATTTGGACAACCGTTGGAAACCTTGTTGAGAAAATTAAAAATGGTATAGTGGGAAAATTCACATCAGCCAAAAATAAGGTTGTCGATATATTTGGCGGAATTAGAGATACTATTCGAAACATATTGAACAAGGTCATCGGAATCGTCAACAGAGCGATCGGAACTGTCAACAGTGCAATTGGCGGAATTGAATCGGCTTTCTCCTTTGGTCCGTGGGAAGTGCCTACACCGTTCGGCAAGAAAACAATCGGATTTAGTGCAACATTTCCGAGAGTTCCAACAGTACCTTATCTTGCAAAAGGTGCAGTTATTCCACCTAGAAGCGAATTTCTGGCTGTCCTTGGTGATCAGAAGCGGGGTAATAACATTGAGACACCGGAAGCACTGCTCAGGAAAATTGTTCGTGAGGAATCTGGTGGACAGCAGAGCGGCGGAAACGTCAGATTTACCGCCCAGATTAACCGAAGAACGGTATTTGATGAAATTATCGAAGAAGCAAAGTTAAGACGTGATACAAGCGGCAGAAACCCGTTTGAACTGGCATAGGAGGTGGAAGCGTGGCAACTATTCCAAAAAACATAACGGAACGATACAAAATGAATGGGGCTTCCATCTATCAGCCGGACAAAGATATGGGTTACAACCTTGAAACAACTTATTCAGAAGGTAGTAACCGTACGCAGTTTGGAAAAGCATTACTGACTCCACTATTTACAGTTGAACAATATAGCTATGAAGCATCAAACGTTCCAGTTGTAGAAGCAAACAAAATTCTCAAAATTATCGCAAAAGGAAAAACTTTCAATTTGTATCATTGGTCACTTTATCACATGGCATGGAGAACCGACCCATTTTATGTTGGAAAAGCAAGCCTAACTATTGGAGAAATATCTCCAGACTTAAAATTTGTATCAAAAATATCTTTTAACATGCAGGGGGTGAATCCACTTGATTAATGTATCTGATGCGTTCAAACAAAAACTACAGGACGGAGAAAGAGTCTGGCAGGAAGTGGAAATCACCTTTCCTGACGGAACTGTAAAAACAGTCAAAAATGAAATCATGGGTGAAAACTGCACCTTTTCCGATTGTGCAGAAAGTAGCAGCTTTCCGATTGGCTGCGTTGTTTGTAAATCCATGACATTGGAGTTGGACAACACTTCTGATCAGTGGAAAAACTATAATTTCTACATGGCAAAAGTTCATGCGTATCTTAAAATGCAGACCTCCGTAGCAAGTCCGGCTGCAACAGATGAATTGCTGGATGAAAACTATGACCCAATTCTTGACCAGAGTGGCGGTGCGATTCTGGCAACAAAAGCAGCGACAGAAGACAGAGTCGAAACCATTGATAAAGGTATTTATACAATTACGACACCAGAACAATATGGCGAAATCCTTAGTTTTACCGCTTTGGACGATATGTATAAAACGAACGCAACTTATATATCTCATCTGGTTCTGCCACAGTCAATAGAGACTCTTGTTAGAGATGCGTGTGAGACTCTTGGTATTCCGTCAGAAGTCTCCATGGCTCATGGAAATCTGATCGTGTCAGAGATTCCGGAAAACATGACGTTTCGTCAGTTGTTCGGATGGGCAGCAATGCTTGAGACTGCGAACGCTCGCCTGGACAGCAGAGGATACTTGCGATTTATCAGATGGGATTTTTCCAATGTACAAGAAGATTACAACGCAGTAGTGGACGCTGATGGAAATGTAACATTTAAAGGCGGCGCAAGTATTGACTCAGAAAGTTTTATCAGTCCGGCAGGAAACTGGTCGATTGACAATGATGGGTTCTTGACGCTGATAGAATCAGCAACTGACACATCCGAAAGGCTTAAGGACTTTTTTGAGAGTCCGACTGTATCTAGCGACGATATTATAATTACTGGAATCAAGCTAAAAAATAGAGAAAATGAAGCCATGTACGGAAGCACAGGATATGTTCTTGAATTGGAGAACGACCTTGTTGCGGATTCAGACTTGGATACGGTGGCTGCTCAAATCGGTGATTCCATAATTGGAGTTAAGTTCCGCAACATGTCGGGAGAGCTTGCATATAATCCGCTCATTGAGTTTGGAGATATGGCATATACTTACGACCGCAGATGGAATAGGTATATCACTCCGCTGACAGACGTTTCTTGCTCTGTTAATGGAAAAACTACTGTAAAAACTCAAGCCGATGATCCAATCAGAGGAATGAGCAAGTTCCAGTCAGAATCCACTAAGGCAATCGTAGAAGCAAGACGACTTGCCAAAAAAGAACAATCGGCTAGAGAAGAAGCTGTAAAGAAGTTGGAAGAAACCTTAAAAAATTCTTCCGGCTTGTATGAAACATCGGTCACGCAGGAAGATGGCAGTACTATTACATATCTGCATGACAAGCCTACACTTGCAGAATCAAAAAATGTAATTAAATTCACAGCAGAAGCCATTGGCGTATCCAATGATGGTGGCAAAACATATCCTTACGGTTTCTTTCTGACAGGCGATTTGATAGCAAAAATTCTGTACGCACATGGTATCAATGCTGATTATATTGACACAGGCGCACTGACTGTCAGAGATAGCGATGGAAACATAATCTTCCAGGTTGATATGGACACCAAAAAAGTAATCATCAGTGGTGATAATGTTGTAATTGGTGGTAGTTCTTTGCCGGATAAACTGACAAAAATGGACAACAATATTGCATCTGCCAAGAATATGACATTCCAGTTGTCAAACGATATGCAGACGATCACATCTGACGCAGACGGAAACATTCCGGTATTTCCAACAGTGACAACTACAGCGAAAGTTATGTACGGCTCGTCAGATATCACAAATGATTGTAGCTATACCATTACAAAATCAGACAGTGTAACCGGCTCTTGGGATGTAGATACGCATACTTACACTGTCACAGGCTTGAGTGCAGACAATGGATGGATAGACATCAGAGCAACATATCTCAGTAATCTGGCAGTAACAAAAAGATTCACGATTTCTAAGCAGAAAAAGGGCGAAGATGGAAAAGATGGTGAATCTGGTAGAACATACATGGTTGAGCCATCATGTAACGTCTTGAAACGTGGCTCTGACAAGACAATTAGTCCAAACTTTATAACATTTAAAGCGTATTATCGTGACGGAAAGTCAGCTACTAGAGTGCCTTATAAAGGCAGATTCGTTGTTGAAGAGACTGCTGACGGAAACACTTGGAATACCATTTATACTAGCTCAACCGATGAGGATACCGTGACACACTATTTGTATTCTATTTTGACAAATGGATCTGGTCAGACAGTAGCAAGTTCTAATGGTTCAACTGTCGGTATTCCGAGAGATGTGACAAATGTTAGATGTAAATTATATGCATCCGGTGGTACTACGACATTGATGGATATGCAGAGCGTGGCGGTCGTTATTGATATAGACAATTTGACGCAGGAGCAAATAGTTAGCATTCTGACTAATGACGGGGCTTGGAAGGGATTATATTATAGCAATGGGCGTCTCTACGTCAGCCTTGATGCTCTTCTTGGTGGAACAGTTACCTTGGGCGGCAAAAAGAATGGGAACGGTTATCTGAAAATTAAAGATGCCAGCAATGCTGTTAAAGGATTAATTGATCGCTCTGGATATACTGTATTTACAAGCTACGAAGAAAATTCAGAGTACATGAAATATACAGGTGTACAGTTTTCAAGCGATGGAATATTCCCTGTTGATATCAAGAAGTTCTTTGGCGATGAAGTAGATATTGAAATCGAAAATAGCGAAAATTGGGGAATCAGTTGGGACGATAACAGTCTAACCGTACATGCCACAGAGGTATCGGCTGACACTGGTACATTTGAAAATTTAACTGTTACTAATCCTGCATCTTTCGCAAAATCGCCAAAGATAGAAGACATGGAGTATACGACATCATCAAATACTGTTTGTTGGGATGGACGTACAGGATACAAACAGCTGATGCTAAAATCTTCATCTTCAAAGCGCTATAAAGATATCGGAAGCGATATTTCGGAGCAAGAAATTGAAGAATGGTACAATATCGAACCAACGTGGGCGAAATACAAAAAGGGATATCTAGTTAAAGGGGACGAGAATGAAGGAAGATATATCCCGATGTTTATTGCTGAGAACGTAGAAGCATTCTTTCCAGAAGCTACTCGGCATCAAAACGGACTTGTTGAGGACTGGAACGAACGTATCATGATACCTGCAATGTTCGCAATGCTAAAAGCACAGAAAAAGAAAATTGACCAACAAGAGAAACTTATTAATAAACTTTGCGAAAAGTTAAATATAGAATGAATTATGAAATGGAGGTACATAAATGTCAGTAAAGCAAGTACAAGCTATTGTAAATGGACAAGCTTACACCCTTACTTATAACAGTAATACGGGTAAATATGAAACCACAGTAACAGCACCAAGTAGGTCCAGTTACAGCCAGAGTGGACATTATTACGGAGTGACAATCAAAGCAACTGATGATGCCGGAAACGTAACCACAAAAGATGCGACAGATTCCACATTAGGAGGTTCATTAAAACTTACAGTTAAAGAGAAAGTCGCACCAGTAATTGCAGTTTCCTATCCGACGGCATCAGCTACACTGATAAATAATAAGCCAACAATTACATGGAGTGTCACAGATGATGATTCGGGCGTTAATCCGGACACAATCGGCATCACAATTGATGGCGGTAGTAAGATTACTGATGGTATCACAAAAACCGCTACATCAAATGGCTATAATTGTTCTTACTCACCATCAGCAGCACTTAGTGACGATTCTCATACCATTAGATTTGATGCATCTGATTATGATGGCAATGCAGCTTCGCAGAAATCCGTAACATTTAAGATTGATACCGTACCACCAACTCTGAGCATCAGCTCTCCGTCAGATGGATATGTTACAAATAAAAATACAATCACTGTATCTGGTACAACCAACGATGCAACATCTTCTCCTGTAACCGTTACAGTTAATGGCAAAGCTGTCACTGTTGGTAGCAATGGCACATTTAGCACAGATGTTACATTAACATCTGGAAACAATACAATTACGGTCATTGCAAAAGATAGTGCTGGAAAGACAACGACAATCACCAGAACTGTAAAATATAATTCAAATCCACCAAAAATCACAGCTGTAAGTATTACGCCTAATCCGGTCGATGCAGGTAAGACATTTGTGATTTCTGTTACAGTTACTGATGACTAATGATTACAAGAGTTTATGGCTCATGTAATGAGTTTTCTATTGTGTTCCAGAGACGAGAGGGATCGGATCTCGAAATCTGGGACGCAATAGTCCCTTTTGATAAAGACGGACAGTATGTCATAGATGTTTATGCTGAAAGCAGTGGCGGTCTTACAGCTTACGCTGCTACAGTGTTATTTTTGATATCTGGACATGAAATTTGCGGGAAACTTGTTCCGAAAGGCTATACAGCAAAATCGGATAATTTAGAATACAGCTCATTGCTGAATTTGAGCCAACTTACAGCAGAGATTGCAAGGCAGTGCTTCACTGGACACAAAATATGCTGAAAGGAGAAAGAAAATGGCAATCAGATATGTCGATAGTAATACAATAATGGATTTAGGAGAAAAAATCCGATTCAAAAGCAAAGTAGAACCAGTATGCGGTGTAGATATTCCTTTCTCCATATTTTCAGCGAACTACGAATTGATTTTCGTTGATACAGATGCTGATACAGAGACTGTTGAAGATTCTGGAAACTGCAATATCAACGAGCATACACTAGATGCGTTAATTGAGCCACAAAAAACAGGAATCTATTGTCTGAGATTCATTTATAAAATTGCGGACGAAACGTGGGTGGATAATTACAAAATCAAAGTGAAAGGGTGATATGTATGGCAGATGCAAATATCTATATTGCTGGTGCAAGCATAAGCCCTAGTATAGTGCAGACAGGAGCAAGAATTTTAATTGTTGTTGATGTTCGGAATGTCCAGTATGTATTGGATTCAGGCAATGGCTCAGCACTTGCTACTTCAGATGGCTCAATGCTGAGAGTAAAAGAATAAAGAGAGGTAAAATATTATGGCAGAATCATTAAAAACAATATTAATGTCGGCACTGACTTCGAAAGCAACACCGGCAGAAAGTGACACATTGATAGTTGGAGAAGGGAATACATTAAAAAAAATATCGTTCTCACAATTATTTACATACCTAAAAGACAAACTCGGGATTAATTCATTGAACACGAATTTGACAACTAACATTTCTGTTGCGCATACAGTCGGTACATCTTTTTGTGTCTATAATTCACAGTTTGTGTATATACATATCGGTGTCGAGCTGACTGGTCCATTAGCTTCAAAGGATACGCTTGCAATATTACCATCCAATATAAAAATGCAAGCAATATCTAATATTGGAGTTGTTAGTACTACAGGTGCTATAGCTTCAATATCAATAGAAAACAATATTGTTTATGCGAACCCAACATTCCCACAGGGATATTATCTTATTAACCTTGTATTGAAACGAGCATAACGCTTTTTAAGCACGTTTGAATGGCATATATTGGAATTTGCGCCGGTGCAAGACCGGAGAAAGGAAGACAGATGGAAATTAAAGGAATTGACGTATCATCTTTTCAAGGGAAACCTGATTGGACGAAAGTTAAAAATTCTGGAATCAAGTTTGCGATATTAAGAATTCATCAGAAATCTGGAATTGATACATCTTTTGAACATAATTACAAAGGTTGTAAATCCAATGGAATTCTTATTGGTGGATACAAGTACAGCTACGCTTTGACACCGGCACAAGCGATTGACGAAGCTGAGGACGTACTTTCCGTTCTTGGTGGACGTGGACTAGACTTTCCAGTATTCTATGACCTTGAATGGAGCCAGCAGAGAAGTCTCGGAAAACAGGCTATTGAGAATATTGCAGTAGCATTTCTGACCAGAATCAAGAAAGCCGGTTATAAGGTTGGAATTTATTGTAATCTCGACTGGTACAATAATGTTCTGACAGATGCTCTCAAGCAATATGATTGTTGGATTGCTCGTTATCCGGCAAGCGACAATGGTTCTGTGCAGGAAAGATTACGTCCGAATGTCGGTGTAGGCTGGCAGTATTCTAGCAAAGGAAAAGTCAATGGTATCAATGGAAATGTAGATATGGATGTGTTCTACAAGGACTACAGAGATTCTAACCAGAAAGGAGAAACTAAAATGGTAAAAATCAGTAACTGCGGACATGATGAAAGAGGAAGATATGCAGGTGGGAAAGCAGGAGATCAGACTGGTACAGAATATCAGATCATGAACTGGTACAGCAGACCGTGGCTCTGTGTTCTAAGATTCAATAGCGCTAAAATCGCAGCCATGATCGCAGACATGGCGGCAAAAGCGGCACAGAACAATCTCATTGGATACGATCAGGGCACTGCCGGAAACAGCAATGACCGGTATTCATTCTGGCGGCACTTAAAGGCAAGTAACTACGATCCGGCGCAGATCACGGTAGCTTGCGAATCTGATTGCAGTGCAAGTACAGCAGCTATCGTTAAGGGTGCTGGATATCGCCTAAATAATGCAAAACTGAAAGCAGTAAGCATCTATCTGACAACGCGAAACATGAGACAGGCATTGAAGAATGCAGGGGCAAAGGTACTGACAGATAAAAAATATCTGACTTCCGGCGATTATCTGAAAGCCGGAGACATTCTTCTGAATGACAGCCACCATGTAGCTATTGCAGTCACAAGCGGAAGCAAATCCAGCAATACTGCAAATAATACAACAACTACAATAACCACGAAAGGAGCCGGTTATATGTTTGAGCCAAAATTAGTAAAACTTGGAAGTGAAGGAACATCAGTATTATTACTTCAGGAGATTTTGATTGCAAGAGGATTCAAAGGAAAGAACGGAAAAGCACTGAGCTTATCCAGAAAAGCAGATGAGAACACCATCTATGCATTAAAGCAGTATCAGAAGTCCAGAAATGGAGTACTGGTAGTAGACGGAGAGTGTGGCAAGAACACCTGGAAAGATTTGATTGCAATCTAAAAAACATAAAACTAAAGCCCCTTGGAGTTAATCCTTGGGGCTTCTTTTACATATTGATAACATTTATGTGCATACGAACTGGCACATAGAAGATGTCATTGATCATTTTTCTTGAATTTTTGGGAAAATGTCGAGTTGAAAACCAATCTCGTTACCCTTTCCATAAGCGTTTTTGGTATTTTTTGAGTAGACAACCTTTTCGATTAAGCTTTTAAGCATTTTATTCTTCGATTCTGTATCAAGATTCCAATAGTTATTAAGCAATTCTTCACAGCGTGGAACAAAATCTGATTGTTGCGCCATAATATTCTCATCGTGTTCGATTTCTTTTCTTAAGTTCGCGATAGCATCAGAACATGATTGGATAGACGTAGCTATGGTTTTGGAACGCTCAAGGAAGACTTCTGTGGTGTAGATTCCTTGCTCAAGCAGATCGTATTGTTTTGCTTTTTGGACATTTAAGCTTTCCAACTCACTTTCTTTTTCACGTATAAGATTTTGCTTATATACTATACCGGAATTGATAGTATTATATGGAACATTAATATCATTGTTCAGCTTGTACTGCTCTGCTATTTCTTTGATTCCATCAAACACAGCTTTTTCAACCAGAGATAATTTGCTGCTCACTGTAGGGCAAGACGTATATGGACACATGAGGGTATCTTCCTGTCCGCGTTTTTGATAAGGGCGGCGAACCATGGCACGACCACACTTGCTGCAATAGACGATTCCGGCAAGCGGATTGCGAACTGTGTTTTTTATGCTGATCGGACGAGGTGGATTCTTTTGGCGTATCTCTTGCACAGAATTATACAGATCATCCGATATAATAGCCGAATGCAATCCCTCGCAGATAAGAATGTCTCTGGACCGTGGGCGTGTCTTAACCACTTGCCCGTTCTGTATAGTCTTTACAGTTTTTCTCCCGTTCCATCGTATTTTTCCGATGTATACCGGATTTGTCAGGATTCCCTGTATACTGGCAGGAGTCCAGTCGCCGCCTAGCGCGGATTCTATTCCCATGTCGTTCAATTTACGCACAATCTTCGCAACTCCAATTTGCTCGCAGCCATCACCGGCATACCAGGTG